CGCCGAGTGCGTGATGAGGACATTATCGCCCGTACGGTCAATGACCGCCTCCATCGCCTTTGCGACAACCTCCACATCGAATTTTCCCGTGTCGGGTGTCATCTGATGGAAGAACTGCCGCAGCGACTCCTCGTCGCGCGGGAACGCCATGCCATCGAAGATCATCGGGTACTGCCCGATGCGGAAGTTGTTGAACCAAAGCTGATCCTGTGGCTGCGCCTTGAGCTCTGCCGGCACGGTCGACTGTCCTGCACGCCCGCGGCGCGGCTCGTCGACGATATAGGTCGTCCAGCCTTTTGCAAGGAAGATGTTCTGGAAGCCGTCGCGCCCGTCCGGTGTTGTTTCCCATGTCTTTCCCGACTGCCCGTACCCGTGCAGGAAGACAAGGGCGTTCTTTTTCGCGTACAGAGGTTTTTGCCAGAAAACATAGGCGGCATCGCCGTGCAGTGTCTCACCGTCAAAGTTCGTTGGTTCGCTGTCCTTGTATACGCCGGGCGCGGTGATCTTCACGCCGCCCGCCATGAAGCTGCCCTGATCCTCGATCGTGACAGGATGCGTCATGGCAAGAGCAGAGCCGAAACCGGAACTCAGTCCGAGGATGACGGCTGCCGTTAAAATCTTCGTTTTCCACATCATGATGAAATCTCTCCTTTGCCGTTGGTGTCTTCCCTCGATACTTTTGCGAATCGTTGCGGGACGGCTGTCCAATGTGAGTGTGCGATCCGCGTCGTGATAGACGCCCATCTTCGTAGAGATGATCACTTTGTCGCGCAGCCCTTTGAGCGCTGCACCGACAAGCTCTTCGTTGTAGGAGATGCTGCCATCGGCAAACGAGCCGAGATAGCATTCTGCCGTGTCGAAGAAATCATAGCCGTATTCGTTCGCAGCGTTCGTACAGCCTCGTCACGTTCTACGGGTATTCCCATCGCATGACTGAAACCCATGCAGCCAAGACTGATCGGACACACAAAAATACCGCTGTTTCCAAGTTCTTTCTTTTCTATGTATGAGACACTCCTTTCTGTAGAGGCAATTCTGTAATGGTCATGTTGCGCTCCTTGTTTCACGCCGCTCTTTGTTGTACAATGCTATCATAACAGGCGGTAGTAACTACCGCACAAGCTTTTTTTGAAATTTTTTGGAGGACGATCATGTATACAATGAAGGACGCCTGTGAAGCGACCAGTATGAACTATGAAACGTTGAAATTCTACTGCAATCAGGGACTTTTGCCGAACGTCAAGCGGGATCGAAACAATCACCGTATATTTGACGATCATGATGTTGCATGGCTGAAAAGCCTCACTTGTCTCAAGAACTGCGGCATGAGCCTTGCCGAAATGAAAGCATACCTCGCGCTTTGTCTCGGTGGCATCCCCACCATCCCGGAGCGCAAGATTATGCTTGAGGGGAAGCGTAAGGAATTGCTTGAAAAAATGAAGGCTCTGCAGGAAGCCGTCGATTACATCGACTGGAAGCAAGGATTCTATGACGATGTGCTCGCGGGACGCACGCCTTACATCAGCAATTTCCTGCCGAATGAAGCGGATGCAGAATCAACGAAAGAGATAAATTCGCAGAGCCTTATTCCATAATGAAACTGCTGAATTTATTAGAGTTACCCTAATCTCGAAACATCTACACGCTCACTTCCGACCCATCCCGAAACACCACCGTCATATCCTTATCCGCACGCACGGTCACGCACTCTACCATACTCGCCCACAGTTGGCTGTCGAACTCTGCCACAGGCGCACTCTGTTCCTTGATGCACTTGATGAACAATGCCAATCGCTCGGACTGTGCCTCCTTGGCAGAGATAGCTTCCGTCACCTCGTCAAACCGAGCCTTTGCGGCATCGTACCTCGCCACAAGTCCCTCGTAGTGCTGCAGATACTCCTCTTGATTCTGTGCAATGCGGGCGTTCTCTCGGATGCATTTTTCCGTCATCTCAACCAGTACCGCCAGTTCCTGCTGCAACTTGGCTTTCTCCTCCGCAAGCGCCGTCGTGTCGCAAAGTGTCTGCCTGACGAGCCGTGCATTGGCGACAATCTCCTCCCGCTCCGTTACCAGTCGATTGAATGCCGTGACGAAGGCTTCCTTGATTTCCTCCTCCGTCACATGGGGCGTTTGGCATTTCTGCCCGTCATACTTGTTGTTGCAGCGGTAGATAATGCGTCTGTATTTATCCGTGGAGTGCCAAACCTTAGAACCGAAATAGCCGCCGCATTCGCCGCACCGGATTTTCCCCGAGAAAATGCTCACGCCGCTGTAACTTCTGCCTTCCCGTGTGCGCCGCTCCATCTCTCGCTGCACCATCTCGAACACAGCGGGGGCGATGATAGCGGGATGGCTCTGTTCCACAAAGTAGCTCGGCACTTGTCCGCAGTTCTTGACGGCTTTCTTGGTGAGGAAATCCGGCGTGAAGGTCTTTTGAATCCTCGCGCAGCCCATGTATTTCTCATTGGCGAGGATCCCCTTGATGGTCTTGGCATTCCACTTCTCCTTGCCCGTGACCGTCAAGATATGCCGTGCGGCCAGTTCCTTGGCGATTCTGCCCGCCGTCATTCCATCAATAAAAAGTCGGAAGATAAGTCGCACGATCTTCGCCTGTTCCTCGTTGATGGCGAGATTGCCGTCCTCGCCCTTATCGTAGCCGAGAAAGTGAGAGTAGCCCACAGAGAACTTGCCGTCGGCGAACTTTTTCCTGAGTCCCCATGTGACGTTCTCGGAGATGGAGCGTGCTTCCTCCTGCGATAGGCTGCTGAGGATGGTCAAGAGGATTTCTCCACGCGCCTGAAATGTCCAAATGGACTCTTTTTCAAAATAGACCTCAACGCCATATTCCTTGAGTTTCCGTATCGTTGTGAGGCTGTCCACCGTGTTTCTTGCGAACCTCGATACAGATTTTGTGACAATCAACTGAATCTTGCCGTCCAGAGCATCCTGCACCATACGAGTGAATCCCTCGCGCTTTTTCATGGAGGTTCCCGTCACGCCTTCATCCGAATACATTCCGGCGAACTCCCATTCCGAGCGGCTCTTGATGTAGTTGGTGTAATAATCCACCTGGGCGGCGTAAGAGGTTTTCTGGTCTTCGTTGTCCGTGGATACTCGTGCATAGGCCGCCACTTTTCGCTTTTCTGTGGTCGCCAGCGGCACTTCCGAGAATCTATGGATGCTGGCCGGGATGACCGTCACACTTCGCATCGCGCTCACGTCCTTTCCATCGTTTGTATTCAGCTTGCCGCCGCTCTTGGACAGCATCGAATATCTCCTGCGTCACCAACGGCTCATGATCATTCTCGATGACATCCTCCTGCCCACTCTCGGAGAACTGCGCCTTGATTCGGCGAACGCCGAGGTAGAAGTCGCTTTCCAGCGTGTAGGCGATCAGCTTGCGCGATATTTTCCCGTGAATGCTGCCATAGCCGTCGGCTTCCAGCTTCCGTGAGATGTCAGTGATTTGCCAGCCGTCGAGGTAGTATTGGAAAATCCATCGGACTGCCTCGGCTTCTTTGGGAACAAGCACATAGCCCTGCCCGTTTGACCATCGGTAGCCGAAGGGCTTCTTATGCGGGTCGGTGTACTTCTTTTCCGCTTGATCGAAATAGTGAATTCTCGCCGTCTTGACTGTGCCATCGTAGAAGTGGAATTCCAACACGTCCGCATCAGTGGTGAGGATTTTCTCTACGGTCTTGGCAAACACATTCTCGTCAAATTCCGTCAGTCCCAGCACCTCGCAGGAAGCCTCCCGCAGCCGATACCCTCGGATGTTCCTCGCATCGCACGTCCGCTTGCGGATTTTGTCGTAGCAATACCAATGTTCCTGCAAGCCGTCATGTCCGTTGGTTCTGGTCGCTCCTTTGACGAAGTGTGCGCCGCATTTGCCGCAGATGATTTTTGCTGAGAAGCAGCTAGGCTTTACGATGCGATGCGCCGCCGGGTTGAAGTTGTAGCTGTCCCTGATTTTTTCCTGCACCTTCTCAAACGTCTCTCGGTCGATGATGGCAGGGTGATTGTCCTTGATGTAGTAGCGCGGCAACTGCCCCTTGTTCTCGATAATTTTGTGCGTCCGAGGGTTTTCCGTGATGTAGCGCTGCAGGAGGACATCTCCGGCATAGACCATGTTCCGCAAGGCGTAGCGAATGAACGGCACGGATGAAGCATGTCCGTGTTTCTGCAGCCAGCGGGATGTCTGACTGAGCGGAATATCCTTGAGGAAATTGTCGTAAATCACCCGGATGGCCTCTGCCTCTTCCTCGCAGATGACGAAAGACTTGCCGTCCCAGCGGTAGCCATAGGCGGCAGCGTGCCATTGCTCCCCTCGCTCAAATTTCTTCTGAATCGACCACTTGGCATTGTCGGATTGGCTGCGGCTCTCCTCTTCCGCAAAGCCCGCCAAAATTCCGAGCATGAGTTCGCCGTCTGCTGAGAGGGACTGGATGTTCTCCTTCTCGAACCACACGTCAATCCCGAGAGATTTCAAATGCCGCACGGTTTCCAACAGGTCTACCGTATTTCTGGCAAATCTTGAAATACTCTTGCAGAGAACAATGTCGATGCATCCGGCATCGCAATCCTCGACCATTCGCTTGAATTCTGCCCTGCGGCTAATCCCACCGCCGGAGATACCGCTGTCGGCGTACACCCCGACATAGATCCATTCGGGATTGTTCTGGATGAGCTTGCTGTAGTAACTGACCTGTGCCGAGAGCGAATGGTTCAATCTGTCTGATTCCACGGAAACACGAGCATAAGCTGCCACTTTCTTTTTGGGCGTAAGTGTCGCCACAGTTGGTTCTATGCGTGTAATCTTCAATTGTATCACCCTTCACCATATATCCCTCAACTCGGGCAAGGAGTCAACGGTATTTCCGCATATATCGAGCCGATCAGCGGCTTATATTTTTCGAGGAAGATTTGCTCCATTTGTCCATACTCGGCTTGGGAGATCAGTCCTTCGGAAAGCATCCGGCGCACCATGCCCATCGTGGCCTGGTACATTTTCTCGCGCTGAAACTGTTCCTTCGTCACGGGCGATCACCTCCGACAGCCACAGATGGTTTCGTGCGGGCGCTCTTGCAGCTGCCAAACCGCTCGGCGATGTAGCACGCATGAGAGCAGTATTTCCTGCGGCTGTTGCCGTAAACCTCGAAATCCCTGCCGCAATGATGGCACTTCAGCCGATAGACGGCTTTCCTCTGCACGAGATGCAGATGGCTGTTCCACCACTTCTGGCGGCAGGCATCCGAGCAGAACCGCCGCTTTTTCCTGCCAGGAATCTGCTCCATCGGTTTGCCGCAGCATTCGCAACTCAAGCCAACATCCTCAGCCTGCGGCTTGACTACCTCCGGCTTTGCTGCATTCATCCTGCGGCAAAAAGATTTCACGGTGTTTTCGGATAGACCGATTTCCTGTGCGATTTTCTTATAGCCCACGCCCTTCATGCGAAAGTCTGTAATTTTTGCTTTCTGTTCATCAGTCATGGTGTTCTCCCCTCTCTACTACTGAAAGGACAGAAACCGCGATTTTCAGCGGATGTTTTCATAAAATCACCTCTATAAGAGAGCCACGGCAAAGGTGAAACTTCATGGATTTTGGGCAAAAAAATAAGCCCGGCAGGATTTCCCCCGCCGGGCTTCGTTCCTTTATCCGAGCATCTGTTTTTCCCGTATCTCCTTCATGGCTTCCTGCAGCTTCTTCGGTACGGGAAGCCCCATTCTCGCTGCGTGTCCTACGATCGAGATGCCCTCGTTCGACAGGTAGAAGAAGATCACCGCCGAACGCAGGACGCAGCCGCTGCCGATGATGTGAACGTCGAGCACGTTCGCCACGCCGACGAGCAGGAAGATGGCGACTTTCCGCACGATGCCCTGAAAGCCGATCTCGCTCGACAGGTTCTTGTCCAACACGGCGCAGAGGACGCCCGTGATGTAATCTACGGCGATGAATACGACCAGCGCGTAGAGCAGATGGTCGAAGTCGCCGAGAAACTCGCCGACGAGCACGCCGATGCACGCCGACCACCAGCGAAGGTTCATAAGGTTTTCCATTACGTTTTTCCCCCTTGAATTGCATTTTTTAACGTCTTTTCCCACGTTTTTATGTTCTGCACCTGGCGCAAACGAAACTGAAAGCACTCACCACTTATAAGTTTTTGCAATACGCCATTTTCACATAAATATAATCCGTCGGACACCCAATCCGATGGCCAAGGAACTTCCAGATATTGTATAGGAAACAAAATACATAACGTCATGGGATGTGATTTTACATTAAGCAAATATCGATCCTGACCAATGTTGAGAATTGTGAAATGCGCCCCCACGGGAAAACAGTCTGTAATGATTTGTTTTCCTTCTGGCGTAAAAAGCGTCAATACGGCAAACTCAGGTAGGTTAGAGAGAACGCGTGTACTTGATATAGGGATTGGCATTCAGTTCCCGAATATCCCTCTGCACGAGGAGCCGCCACTGTTTTTCCGCATCGACGATCTGGCTCATCTTTGTCTCACGGATCAGCATCTGCTCCTGTACAAGCCTCTGGGCTTCCATCTCAGCCATCTCGACATACACGCCGCCTTGGTAACGAAAGTGCTGCTCCGCCGCATAAAAAACCTTTTCGTTTTTCGCCAGCGCCTTTGCAAGCACACCCGGCAGGAAACGCACTCCCGCATCAATCACCTCGTACCACTCGGGAAGGGATTTGAGTGCCCTCGCCTTCCTCGCCTCCAGTTTCTTCCGGAAGGCTTTGTTTTCCGCCTTGAATGCCGTCTGCAACGATTTCAGAAAGGTCGGCGGCAGCTTGAAGTGATCGCGGATATTCGACTGAATCATGGCGTCCGCCGTCACTATATCCTGATTGTAGAGATAATCGAGCATGAATGCCTTGGCGGTCTGCAAGTCTTTGACGGGTTCGCCCGTCACGGGAAGTTCCTGCAGAATTTCCAGCAGCACATTGATTTCCATCGGTTGGAAGCAAAGCGCCGCCGGAGATTTCACCGGGCATTTCCCTGCCTTCGGGCACTTGAAGCCTTTTTCGGCAATCGTCCGGCATGTCATGGGATTTGTGCCGCTTTCCAGAAAGTGGTTGATTTTCCTCTGCGTGTCTGCCTCTGAGTATCTCGGATAAGGGAGCGACAGTTCGTGAATCCTTGCCGTCCCGCCGTCAAAAGGCGCGAGGTTGGTAATCATCGCATACCAGTCGTGCTCGGAGAGCGTCGACGCATTCTCCCGACAGTGCTTAATGAAATCACAGGCACGGCATACCTGTTCCAAGCCTTTTGCCGTACCGTTCCTGCGTTCTGCGGGCGCACCTTCGACTTCCGGCAGGACGCTTGTCAGCTGCTCCTGCGTGTATTTGCGCTCCGGGTGAAAGGAGATGCAGGTCACTTCGACAGGTGTCTCCTTCTTGCAGTGTTGAAATCCGGGCAGGCGCATGACGCGCGATTCGTTCACGCACACGGGATCGCCGCCGAAATGCTTGACGAGCCGCTTCTGTATCTCGCGAAAGCGTTCCACTTTGGCGGTCGAATCCATGAAGTAGTAGACATGCAGGGATTTTTGCGTCTTGATGACCATGGATGGAGGCAATGGAAAGGCATCAACCTTTTTCTGCTGTTCTTCGAAGGTGCCGTCGTCCATTTCGAAGAATTGCGCGTTGATTCTCGTAATGGCGGCATCCTCCTGTCCGCCGTAGTTGACCACGAAAAAGATGCCCCTCTGCATGGCATTGTGTTTCTTGAGCGTTTCCTCGATGCTCTTGTACTTGCCGCACTCGCAGGACAGCTTCGCGCCTCGGAAAACACCCGTCTTCTTGTCCTCGAATACGCGAAAGCAGACCGTATCGGCTGGATTGAAGAGCGCACCGAGAACATCTGTCGCCGTTACATTCATGTTGTTTCCTCCCTGAAATACCGAAGCGTTTTCTTCCGTTCTTTCGCTTCCTTGATTTCCTCCGCCATGCCCCGCGATATTTCGCCGAACACCCAGACCTCATCACACATCCGAAGAAGCGCCAGACCGAACATCAGCCCCATTTCGCGCTCTTCAACGTCGCTTTCATCGAGTATCTGCGGATAGAGCAGATGGCTCGCGATCGGCATATATCCCGCCTCGATGACACGGCGGCAATAGCGTATCGCCGCTCTAACATTCGCTTCTATGCTGCCCGCATATCTCGATGCCCCGCAGATTTTCCTCACGGTCT